GTTGGTGGTCCTTATGGTGATTCTGGATTAACAGGTAGAAAGATTATCGTTGATACCTATGGTGGTTATGCAAAACATGGCGGTGGCGCATTCTCTGGCAAGGATGTGAGCAAGGTAGACCGTAGTGCGGCTTACTATGCCAGATTTGTAGCAAAAGCCCTTGTGGCGGCAAATTTAGCGGACAGGTGCGAAGTTAGTGTTTCCTATTCCATCGGAGTAGCAAATCCTGTGAGTGTATCGGTTGATACCTTTGGAACAGGGGTTATTTCGGATGAAGTTCTATTGAAGTTGATTAAAGAGAACTTCAACTTTACGCCATCAAGTATTATCAAGGAATTAAACCTGGACAAAGTGAAATATAAAGCTTTAGCATCTTATGGGCATATTGGTCGTGTGGATCTTGATGTTGCTTGGGAACAAGTAGATGCTAAAGCCAAACAACTAAGTGAATCTTATGAGCAAACCAAAAGCGCTACACAGGTTCTATAAGTCGCAGGCTTGGCTCGTTGCTCGCAATATCAAAACAAACGCCACACAAGGCAAGTGTGAACGGTGTGGTTCGATTGGTGAAGAGGTTCACCATAAGATTAGGTTAACAGTTGATAATGTTAATGATACCAATATTAGTTTGAATCAAGATAACTTGGAGTTATTATGTAAGGACTGTCACAATAAAGAGCATGGACGATTCAAGAAAAAAGAAGTGCTCTTTGATGAGAATGGGAATTATGTAGGTTAAATGATATAATTATAACAATAATAGATTTAACAATTTAGGAGTGACGGCATGAGTACTAATACATTGAAAATAGATATTAGTATTAAATTAGAGACTGCACATGATCTTTTTCGATACTTTGAAGAAGTTTTTGAACAATCAATAACAGATACTATCAGATTTTACTCTATACATTCTGGTTTATCTAATAATCGAAATTCCTTAATTGGAGTTGATTATTACAATCTTACAATGATAAGTCTTAGAAAATTATTTGAACCGAAAATGGAGAGTTCAATTTCGATTAATGAAAATCCAGTTGAAGCAAGACCTCTCAAATTTGATTATCAGCTGAATTTTTTACAGTGGATAAATAACTTTTACAAAATGTATGACACATTAAGAACCAAGACTTCATTTTCTGAAAATAACATTTCTAACATAAGAATTTCTCTTCTTAATTTTAAAAAAGCTTTGCAGAGATTTGAAAAGGTTAATAATGATAAAACTATAATAAATGATGGTGTAAATACAACACATCCACTAAGAACACGTGTGTATAACTACGCAAGCAAGTATGTAGCACATTCCATTCCAAGTAGTAGTATAGAAAAATGGGAATATAATAATGAGGTCTTTCTTTATGACAAAGAACTTAGTGAATTAGTTGAAGTAATATCATTGATTCAGGATCAACATAGGAACTTAATGTATTACTGGAATAACGTAGTCAAAATGGAAACATTTGATTATTCTCAAACTTTAGATGAAAAAATCAAAAAACACTTTACTGAGTTCTTGAACGAACTGAGCAAGTATTACAAGTAATTATGATCCCCCCCATTCTATTAATAGTCCCCTTGCTAGGGTACCGCATGGGTGGGCCTTTAAAAAATGGATGGCATTTTTTTTGAGAATTTGAAATTTGTAATAGAGAAAATACGAAATGAGGGTCAAAAAAAGATGAATAAGATCGAAATAGTTAATGATATTTATCATGAATATTATTTTAATGAAATAGTTTCTGGACAAACCTTCAATTTCCAACTTGATACAGATAGAATATATCTGATAGAAAATATAAATGAAATGGATACTCTAAGTAGAAATCAGATTATTAAAAAAGTAAAACACAGATTTTTTTCGATGTTAAACGACGATGATCCAACAGCAAGTGAGAAATACACTTTGAATATTACTCATCCCTTATATATTTCTCTTCAACGATGTTTAATTTTATTCGAAGTAAAGAAGCTAATGCCAGAAGTTGATTTTGTATTAGATTTTAAAGATTTTTCTATCATTAGCCATGTTATTATATTTAGAATACTACTATATAATTCTTTTTTTATTCACTCAGTTAAAAAGGATATTGATAGTTACGATGAGGATTTCAAAACGATTTTTTCAAAAAGTGAATTGAGTAATTGGTTCACAATTGAAGAGCTAATCTCAATAAATAATAACATTTCGAGAGAAAAGTACCAAATATTCCTTGATATGTTTAGTGTAGAGATTTGTAAAATAAGCAGTAAAATTGACCCATTCAAAATTATCAAAAATGGCGACCAATATACAGTTATATTTTTACGTGATTTCACGTATAGTATTTATCAAGTTCTTGAAGATTTTTTAATTGCGGAATCCAAGAAGAGTATGAATAGTAATTTCAATTATGGAAATGTAAAGGGTGAAATGTTTGAAAAATATACAAAAATGATACTAAGAGATTACATTCCTGTAAAGAATATACATGAAAAATGTTTCTATAGAGACATTGACAAAAAGGACTCAGAACTTGATTTCTTAATAGAGTTTGAAGATGTTTTACTTAATATAGAGTGCAAATCATCAAAATTTGACACATATTATTCCGTCAATAAACAATCATTGAATGATAGGTTTATGTCAGCATATAAGCGTTCTTATGAATCTATAGACAGATTTCATCGTACGATAAAAAATAAGGATATATTTTCTCTAAAAACTTATAATAAAAATAAGATTATTAGCACAAAAAATAAAAAAATAGTGTCAATTCATTTAACAGCTTACGATATGAGATATATTGGATCCGAGATTCAAAGAGACATAATATCGGATTTACCTAAATATGAATTTTATCCAATTAACATCAATTGTATAGATTTACAATGTATGTTAATGGAAATAAGATTTGGTTCAGTTGGTGATACTAATTTCAGGCATTATTTAAAAAAGAGATTTGACTTGATTAATAACGCTAAAAACTTAAAGTTTGATCTCGATGAAATTGATGTGTTTGGATATTTAATATCAAATGATGAGACTAATAAGAAAACATTGGATATTATAAGTGAATACGGAGAAAAAGGTAGTCAAATAGATTTTAGTATCTCAAATGGCATATATCGAAAGAAAATTAATGAGGAAACAAGTACCATGTTTATTAATAGTCGAATCCACGATTTCGTTGAAGACAAGAATCAAAAATCAATCGAAAGAATATTCGGTTTAATAGAGTAGTATTTTCAAGGAACTAAAAAAATTAACAGGAGCAATAGATGTCTAAAATTGTCAATTTAAAAATAGAGTATGAGCGACTTCGGTCGCTTTTTTCATCTGTTGATGAAACAAAAACAAAACTGGTAGACAATCTTATTGAACAAGCAGCATTTATGAAGATTGAACTTGGAATCCTTCAGGACCAAATAAGAAAACATGGAGCTATTCAGATATCAAATAAAGGTGCTCAAAGACAAACTGAAGCAGCGAAGTATTATACAAAACTAGTGAATTCATATGGAACAGTCATCAAAACTCTTAATTCCATAATGGGGAAAAATATTATTGATGAAGATGATGAGTTTGACAAATTCATAGGTAGAATGTCATAATGAATTATTTATTGAGATATTATGATGAGATACAAAAGGGTAATATTATAGTTGGAAAAGAACTATTGACAGTCTTAGAATCACTCATTAAAGATATTGATAACCCAAGATACATTTTTGATGAACGTCCTGGGAATATTCGAATCGAGTTTATTGAAACTTTTTGTAAACATACCAAGAGTCCATTTAATGGTGAACCATTTATTTTAGAACTATGGGAGAAAGCAATCCTTCAGGCAGCCTATGGATTTAAGATGGCGGAAACAAATCTAAGAAGATTCAATGAAGTAATACTACTCATAGCTAGAAAGAATGGAAAGACTACATTCATTGCAGGTATAGATCTTGCAGAATTTTTTCTATCAAAAGGCGGTGTTGATATCGTATGTGCATCTAATACCTCAGAACAAGCTAACATCTTATTTGATGAAATCAATAATATGCGAGAAGGCTCAAAAGCTCTATCCAATGAAAAAAGAAGTAAAAAAAATATCTTCCACATATACTCGCCAAAAACCAAAAACAAAATAAAGAAACTATCTGCTCAATCAAGAAATAAGGATGGCTACAATATTGAGGTTGGTTGTATTGACGAAGTTCATGAAATGACGGATTCAAAAGTCTATGATGCCATAAAACAAAGTCAATCAACTAAAGAAGAGCCGTTAATCTTTATCATTACAACTGAAGGTAATACAGTAGGTGGTTTCTTAGATAGTAAACTTGATTATGTTAGAAAGATGATCAAAGGGGAGATTGACGATGAGCGTGTACTTCCCTGGTTATACACTCAAGACTCAATTAATGAAATCTACGAAGATAAAAAAACATGGCAAAAAAGTAACCCAAGCTTAGGCACTGTTAAGACTTACTCATATCTCGAGGATTTAATGAATAAATCCAGACACGACTTAGCAACAAGAGTTACCATGCTTTGTAAAGACTTCAACGTTAAACAATTAGAACAAGGATCATGGTTAACTTATAATGATCTAAATAATGAAGCTATCTATGATATCAATGAGCTAAGAAATAGTTACGCCATTGGAGGTGTTGACTTATCATCAACCACCGACCTTACAGTAGCACTCTTATTGCTAATCAAAGATGGTAAGAAGTATGTTATCCCACAATTTTTTATGCCGAGTGAAGTTATTAAACGTAGGAAAGAAGAAGATAACGTACCTTATGACATCTGGGTTCAACGAGGTTTAATTACAGTAACTGAAGGTAATCAAAATGACTTCACACTTGTAACACAGTGGTTTCTAATGATGATTAGAACCTATGAAATCAGACCACTTTGGGTTGGGTATGATCCATGGAATAGTCAGTACTGGACTAAAGAAATGGAAGATTTAGGTTTTGAAATGGAAAAGGTCAGACAAGGGATATATTCCTTATCAGAACCAATGAAACAATTAGAAGCAGATCTAAAAAATGGTAATGTGATATACAATAATAATCCAATAATGAAATGGAACTTATCGAATACCCAAGCTAAGATTGATATCAACGGTAACATTCAGCCATCAAAACTTGGAAGCAAGTATAAAAGGATAGATGGAGCTGTAGCACTCATCATCGCATATGCAGTATTTAATAGATATAAAATTGAGTATGAAAACATGATATAATAAACTTAAAAGAGGTGACATTATGAAATTTATAAGATCAACAATTTCACAAAGTGGCAATTACACAATGTATTATTGTGACGAAGGCAAAGTTATACGTGTTTATGAAATTACTAAAGCAGATATTGAAGCTTTTAAAATGAGTAATAATGACGTAGAAAAGAAAGCTATTGTAGACAAATATCAGAAACTAGATATGCTACAAAATTGCATTTAAAGTCATAATAATAGGAGGTCTCAATGGCCATATTTAAACGAAAGAAAAAACAGGGCTCAGCTGAGTCCTTTAAATTTGTAAATGAAATAAATCTACCGCTTACAAGCTTTGGAAACAACATCTCAAAATCAGATGTTGTAAAGATTGCGATTGATAGGATAGCTAGTCAGTGTGCAAAACTTAAACCAAGATATATTAAGAAAGCGAATGATAAGACAGTTACGGAGAAATCTGGCAAACTGTCTTTTATTTTAAAGCACCAACCAAATGAGGTCATGACTCCTTACCAATTTATCTATATGGTGATTACGACACTACTCATGAACGACAATGCATTTATCTATCCTATGTTTGATGGTGCAACCGGTGAAATTAAAGCTCTTTATCCGCTTAAACCATCCATTGTTGAACCAAGCATAGATTCAGGTGGTAGTTACTATTTAAAGTTCTGCTTTGATAGAGAAGAATCCTTCACGATTCCTTACGAGAACATAATTCACATTAAAAGGTTTTATCATACGAATCAGATCTTTGGTGGATCAAGTTCTAAAGGTGACCAAGAAGCACTCTTTAAAACAATCCAAATCAATGAGAATGTGCTTCAAGGTATCGATAATGCTCTTAAAAGTTCCATGCAAATTAAGGGACTTCTCAAAATGAGTGCTATGTTAAGTGAAACAGATAAAAAGAAACAACTGGATTCATTTAACGAGATACTCAAAGAGTCCATTAGAAATAAAGGCAGTTCAATTATTCCTGTCGATTTAAAAGGTGATTATGTACCTTTAACAACAGATCCAAAGCTAATAGATAAAGACACATTAGAGTTTTTACAATCAAAAATCCTAGATTACTTTGGTGTATCAGTTCCAATATTCAATTCCAAATATACAGAAGATGAGTTCAACTCATTTTATGAACAAACCATCGAGCCTTTAGCCATTCAAATGTCTGAGGCTTTTTCTTTAGGTTTGCTTACTCAAAATGAAATCATGCGTGGTGAAGAGATTATCTTTTACAGTGAAAGACTTCAATACGCATCCTGGAACACGAAAGTTACAGCGATTGAAAAACTCATGGGTTTAGGCATTATGTCACTGAATGAATCAAGAGGGTTGTTAGGACTTGAACCAGTGGAAAACGGTGATAGAAGATTACAATCACTCAATTACGTCGATGCGACAAAAGCAAACGAATATCAAGTAGGGAAGGATGATTTAAATGAAGGTAACAATTAATGGTAAGGTTTCAAAAGATGTATTAAATACGGTCTTAGAAGAGCAAAAAGAAAAGATTAATACAATCGAAACCTTTTGTAAGACACACAAGATTAGTGAGTTTTCATACAAGGACAATGAGCTTGAATACGTGTATGAAAAACAAGTAGCAAAACCTAAGGAGGTTGAAAAACGATGAAGAAAGAAACTAGAATAGCAGAAGTCAGGCTAGAAGAAACTGATGACAAGATGATCTTAGAAGGCTATGCGATCGTTTATGATGAGCCCACTTTAATAGGTGATGAATCCTATGGGTTTATCGAAAGTATTAGTAGAAGTGCTATCACTGATGCAGCAATTAAAGATGTACCAATGAAGTATAACCACATGGACTCATTTTTAATCATTGCTCGAACTAAAAACGGTTCACTTACATTAACAAGTGATGATGTTGGATTAAAAGTTAGAGCTGAGTTACTTGATACTCAAAGTAATCAAGATATTTTTAAGATGGTCAAATCAGGCTTGTTGGATAAGATGAGCTTTGCATTTGTTGTAAGTGAACAGGAATGGGATCGTGATGGTGATATTCCAAAAAGAACTATTAGAAAGATTGAACGTTTATATGATGTTTCAATCGTTGACACACCTGCTTATGATAAGACTTCTATTTATGCTCGTTCTTTAGAGGCTATGGACTTAGAACTAAAGACTATGGATTTAGCAGAGAAAAATATGAAGGCTGAACTTATAAGAAAAAAACTAAATTTGAAAATAAAAATAGGAGAATAAGAAGATGAATTTAGAAAAAAGAAGTAATGAGATTAAAGCACGCATCACTGAAATCAAAGGTTTGATTGGTGCGGAAGTCACACTCGAAGTATTAGAACAATTAGAAGCTGAAGTTGATGAACTCAATAAAGAGAAGGATACGATCGAAAGAAAACTTGCGATTCAAAACAAGACGAAAATCAATCCAGTCGTTATTGAAAGATCAAATCATGTGGACAAAGATCAATTAGAAACTCGTGGTAAGAACTTAAGAGAAAGCAGAGTCATTCAAGTTTCAAGTGAAGAGATTCTATTACCTGAACACATTGCTGATGGTATTGCACCACATCCATTTGCACAAGTATCTGCATTAGTAGATAAGGTAAAAGTTGTGAACTTAAATGGTGGGGAAACCTACAAGAAATCTTTTGTTAAAGGTAGCGGTATTGCTGGTTTAACTGGAGAGGGTGAGCCTTATTCAGAAACAGAACCTGAGTATGGTTATTTAACAATCACTAAGGTGAAAGTTACTGCTTATACAGAAATCACTGAAGAGTTAGAAAAACTACCTAACTTACCATATCAAGCTGAAGTCCTAAAGAATATTAATCTATCCCTTAAAAAGAAGATTAGTGAACAAATCCTAAGAGGTCCAGGTACATCCAATACATTCACAGGAATCTTTAGTGATAAGGCAATCGCTTTATCTGATACTGCTGATTTAGAAATCACCTCAATTACCGACTCAACTTTAGATGATATCATCTTTGCTTATGGTGGTGATGAAGAAGTCGAAGGTGGAGCATACTTGATCCTTAACAAGAATGATTTAAGAGCATTTGCTGGCTTACGTACTGCAGAAGGTAGAAAAGTCCACACGATTGATTACATCAACAACACGATTGATGGTATTCCATATATCATTAATTCTCATTGTAAGGCTATTTCAGATACAAACACAGCAGCTGGAGAATATGGTCTAGCTTATGGATCCTTACTCAATTATGAAGTACCTGTTTTCTCACCTGTTGAGATTAGCAAGTCTAATGATTACAAGTTTAAAGATGGCATCATTTGCTACAAGGCATCCGTATTTACAGGCGGTAACGTTGTAGGATATAAAGGCTTCCTAAGAGTTAAAAAGAAAGCCTAAGCAAGACTAGAATAGAGGTTAGAATATGGGACTACTTGAAACAGTAAAAAAATCACTATTGATTCCAATCAGTGAAACCTATGCTGATGATGAATTAAATAATCATATCAGTGCATGTAAAAACTTACTCGTATCGACAGGGATTACACCAGCTGTTGTAGAGAACCATCCGTTAGCTCATTCGCTAGTGGTTATTTACTGCAAGACCTTCTTTGGTTTTAAAGCAGATGGTTCAGTTAAAGATTTACCTAAGAGTTTCGACATGCTCTTGAATCAATTAGCATTATCAAGTGGTGATTATCATGTTTCCGAGTAGTCCTAATATTCGACTGACTTTATTAAAGATCACATTAGTTAAAGATGAGATTGGCAATCAAGGTTATGGTTTCATTTCTAAAAAAGAAGTCATTGGCATTTCAAAGTCAGTAACTTCTAAAGAGTACTATGAAAGTAAGAAGAACGAATACAAAGTGGATGTGGCACTTAAGATTCAAAGCTTTTTGTATGACGGAAGTAAGTATGCAATCATCAATGATTTGATTTATCAGATTGAACGAACATATCTACAAGGACAGTTTTTAGAACTCTACTTGATGGAAACGAAAATTAAGGTGAGTGATATAAATGGCTACGCTTAATGACTTTGTCGATGAAATTAATCATGAAATATCAGAATATGCAGAATCAGTTAAAAAAGAACTCGAACAAAAACTTGATGAAACTGCAACATTGATATTAGAGTATGTCATCTCTAACACACCAAGAAGTGGTAGAAAAGGTGCAATGGCAGATGAGTTTATAAAGACTGACATTGGTGAAGGTCACACGAAAACTATTGTTATCCATGCAAAAGAAAAGGGTAGATTAGTACATTTGATTGAATTTGGTTTTCAACATAAGAGTGGAAAGTATGTAGCAGCAAGACCATTCATGAGACCTGCATTTGACTACTTTACACCTAAAATGCTGGATGATATCAGGAGGATTATACGTGGAAACTAAAGAAAGATTAACATACGTTTATGGACTCCTTAACGAAGTCATACCAGGTAATGTTCATTATGCTCTTTATGTAACTGATAATGCTGAACCACCTTTTATTGTCTACCAGGAATTGAATAAAAATCCAAAGGT